CTGACTCATCACCTTAACTAGACCATTGCCAGCAAGTTTAATTCAGTCACTCCCTTGTCAGGTAGCGAACCCGACATTTATATTTATAGCACGGTTAAGAACCTTTGTCAAGCCCTTCAACATGCTTTCTGTATGCTGTAACTTTCTTTAACAAATCGTTGAACATGTTAAGTACATCCATGTTAGGATCACCACCAAGCAACAGTGCTGCTTGCTTCATGTTCTCTTTAATAGACTCTGCATCTGGATCATCAGTCAATTGGATACGAGTATAAAATATCTTTTGTTTCTCAATCAATTCAATCAATGCATCGAAGTATTCTAACTGTTGTTCCTTCTTCAATAGAGGAAGGTTCATAGCAGATTTGAAACAGAACTCTTGGAGTACTGTCATCTCTTGTATAGTACCACGTACCAGTTCAGACTGAAAGAATTTTCCCATTAGACTAGAAGTAATTTTGCTCTTGATGTTTTTTTAATAAAGTTTAGTTCCTGTGCTTCATATTTAATCTTTTCTTTGAGTGGTTTTGATAGTAACTTAGGTACTGATTCCACTTCAATCTCATTCACTTCACAGAAATGTAGAACTGCATCAATATAATTCATATCAGAATTGTGGATAGCAATCTTCTCAACTTCCTGCGAAAACTTTGCAGGTGTCATAAATTTATCCTCTAGTAGTTTTGATTTATCCATATTTGTTTTGGTACTGGTCGATGTATTGAATGAGTTTCAAAAGAAACTCTTTCTTTGGTGGGATTACTTTCACTTGTGTCTCACCGTTTTCACATGCGACAATAGTCACCAGTTGTTTAACAGTTATACCATAAATCTCCTGTAAACAACATGCATATGCTGTCTCTTGGATATAATAGTCGTAAAGGTAAGCCTCTCTCTTAGGTTCGGCAGCAGTCTTAAAGTCTATGATGGATAAGACTCCATCAAATTCAGCAATACAATCAACACGACCAGCAATTTCAAGATGATCAGAGTATAATGCTGCCTCTTGCAAGAATATATTATTTATCCTGTCTAGCACACACTTACTTGTATTAAACATGACTACAGGTAAAGGAGAATCCTTGTAAGAATCTATGTCTAGATTATTATTAAAGTAATCTTCAACGATAGAATGATACGTTGTCCCTCTAGTGGTAGAACGTTTACAGATAGCATCTGCTTTAGCATTACCTATCCTTGCTCTCCACTTAGCAATGCCAGCCTTCTTAGCAGGGTTATTACTAATGACTGTAGTGATAGAAGGATAGTTGCGACCACTAGGTGTGGCATACAACCTCCTACCTTCTACCATCTTAGCATTCATTGCAATAGGATCGATGTCCTCCTTGTGTATAAACATTATAAACTAAGCGACATCTTACTAATGAGGTAAGACTTTATCAATCCAGAACGAACGATATCTCCTACCCCAAACTCAACCATAGAAAACTCTTCCATGTTCTCAAGGATACGTTGGAAGTCTACGATACCATTCTTCTCTTTGTCTCTAGTCAAGTCTGTCTGATTAACATCACCACAGAACATAATCTTAGAGTCTTGTCCAACACGAGTCATGATAGAATCAAGCTCGTGGAAGTTAAGATTCTGGCACTCATCAACAATAACAATAGCATTGTCAAGAGTTGTACCACGAAGGAATGATGTAGACCAGAAAGAAATAGTCTCTTGGTGCTTAAGATTTTCATATAACATTTCGAAACTAGCATCGTCAGGCATTTCAAACTGTGCCTGAACCATATTCTTGTATGGTATTTGATAGATGTCAGACTTATCTTCATGATCTCCTGGTAGGAAACCAATCTCTCTTGTTGCTACAAGAGACCTAACAATATAAACTTTATCGTATGGTGTGAAGTCACTTAGTACATCCTTCAATGCAAGATACAATGCAATGAATGTCTTACCTGTACCAGCACAACCATAAGCAAAGATATTTTTATCCTCACTCCAATCTTTGAAGAACAACTCTTGGTTCTCTGTAAGTGGTTTGATGTCTGTCATATAAGACGAATCGATAGGCTTCTTACGCCTCATCTGTCTCTTAGACATCTTAGTTTTTCTTTGTTTCACTGCCATTAACCTTGCCCCCAATCATATCCACGACGATCCCATCCCTTATCAACCCTACCTGCTCTTCCAATAACATCTTTCCATCCTGGATGTGTCTTACTCATCTTGTCACGCCAGTCACCCACCTCTGCAACATCACCACAGACACCTGCTTGCCAATCTTTATCCCAGTCAGGATTATCTTTTCTCCACTGATCATATTCTTTCATAGTCATAGAGAGTTCTTGTTTCTCTTGAGTTTTTAAATTTATTACTGGATATGTTGGCATATTAATTCCACTCCAATGCTTTAGATACTATAGGAAATTCTTGAATAAAGATAGACCTAACCATCTCTGCTATATCCATGTGTTCCTTTTGGGTTCCATGTGCAGAACGTAGGTCAATGTAATGTACCCAAGAACGTACACTACCTGTCATATATAACCGAGTCGGTGTAGCAAGAGGTAGTACAAACCGAGCACACTCCTTTGCTATACCAGCATGAAGCATCTTCTTATACAGATCAATACCAGCATCAAAATGCTTTCGCATCTCAATCTCATAGTTCTGTCTAGTATGAGGATCTATATCATCAATACTATTCTGTCTGTTCTTTGTATCTTGTCTACGAAGTTCAGGTAGAGGAATATCTTCCCTGATATGAGAAACATCAGCATATCTTTGAGAGAACTCTTGATATGTGAATGATCTATGTCTTAGTATCTGTGCAGCAAGACCACGAGTGGTCTCAATCTCCACCGTCATGTGTGCTTGCTCGAAGACCGACCAATGACCGTGCTTGATACAGTAACTTAGTAAACCAGCTACGTTTGGGTTGTCTTGGTTGTTCGGGTTGCTGACTCTCGCCACGTAACCCATCGTCTCCTCCGCTTTCGGAGTCACCGTTACTAACTTCACCTGTTGCATAATGTTTTTTCTTCAGTGATTTTCGTATATACTTTGCGTACTTGACATCCTCTTTAGTATACCACTCTGGATGCTTTTTGGCAAGCTTGATTATCCTTTTCGCTGTCTTCCTTTTATCTTTCCTCTGACTCTCTTCCACCATAAGGCTAGTCTTACTTCATTAGGTATTTATGCGACTTCCAGACACAAAAAAACTGGGAAAAAATTTTCCCAGTTTCATGTAAACCACTATGTGATTTTGATTCAGCTCTTGGAAGCGAACTTGCGTTCTACTTTGATCCCACGATACATTAGATCATGGTTTCTCTCTTGAGCATTTGCTTGTACCATCTTGCGGTACTCTTCAGAGTCATACTTGACTCCACGGTAAGTGACTTGTGCCATTGGCGTGTCCTCTGGATAGGGTGTATAAGACCCCGTTCCTTCAGTCGGCATTTGCGTCCCACTCACAATGAGTTGTTTCTTCTAACACTATACTGATCATCTCAGCTCGTGTCTCTTCTTCTATCTTAAACTCATTGATCTTATCAACCAATAGTTGAGCATCGATACAAGAAAAGGTAGTTGCAATAACTGCTAGATGAAACATGGGATGAACGTTCCGTTCCGTGTCGGCTTACTTGCGTCCCTTTCGGGATGAACGATTGTGTTAATATTAACACAGGTATATTATATAGACAAGTAATACTGTAACAGTCGATACAATTCTTAACTTTCGTATGAGTGAGGTATGTAATCAGGACACAACATAGCACCTACCATTTCTCTGGCAGGTATATTGTTATCAAGTTTCTCTTGCATCCAGATTCGTTCCTTCAACGAAACTTCTCCGTCTGTTGATAACATTCTACAAACTATATCAGTTAACTCCAACTGTTCTCCGTTGCTTAACTTGTTTGATGGCCGCTGGAAGAATTGCATATTCCTTTCTCTGTATTTTTGGTGTTAATGTTTCTACTGTATCATCAGGTTCAATTGGTACTTCGTATTGAAGTATGACCTCACCTGAATCTAACTCATCATTTACATAGTGAACTGTGCAACCTGTTTCCTTATCACCTGACTCCAATGCTTGTTCGATTGCATGAAGTCCTTTGTACTTCGGAAGCAGTGATGGATGTAAATTAATTATTTTATTGGGAAATGCTTTAACAAATTCAGGTGAAATCACCTTCATGTATCCAGCAAGAACAATAAGATCAACTCTCCATGCTTGCATTAGTTGAATGATTTGTTCCTCATCCTTATGTTTTATATAACAATGAGGGACACCAAATTTTTCTGCTCTCTTAGCAGCACCGCAGTCTTTCTTGTTGTGTATCATCAACACAACCTCATCTTCCCAACATGATCTAAGGATATTCTCGAAGTTGGTCCCGTTACCAGAACATAATACTCCTAATCTCATAGCGATTGATGCCTCTGATATATGTATCTAATGATACTCGACAATTAAATTACCAGATAATGTTGTTCCAGTATTTCCAGGTAACACTTCGTGTCCTATAAAAGATGGAAACAATATCAAAGATCCTGGTTCTAAGTTAGGTCTGTAATCCATTCGGAATACCTTTGAGCAGTCACCAAAATGATTTTGAATCAATGGCATGATGGGATGAATGAATGCAGTCTTGGATGTTACAGTTTCATAGATGATGAAACTCCACTGTGCTTGAGGATGAATATGATACCCTTGATAAGATCGAGGATCATATTTGTTCCTCCACATACCCATGAACTCAATAGACTTAACCTGATCTTGTAATGAATCTAACATAGGTCTGACTACTGTCAACAAGTATGTCCATGTACTGTCATAAACCTTAAGACCATTATTAAAAGTGGTGAGTACCCCACTCTCCCAAGTGGGTGAGAACTCACCCACGCCAGTCTTTATTTTCTTTAGGTTAATCTTCTCTTCGAAGACAGGGATAGCAAAGATTTCTTTCTTCACTTATGACCTACCACCCCATTGTATTGATGGGAATGCCTCAGTAACACATGCTTTAGTAATCTTCCAACGCTTACCTATCTTCTTATCTTTAGCAAGGATAAGAACTTCTGCCTCACCTTGGTTGAGACCCTCTAGCATTTGAATAAACATATTCTCACGCTTGACCTGAGATACATTTGATCCACCCTTAAAGAAATGATGAAGCAACCTTGCTTCTTTCTCTAAGAGAGTATGCTCTGTACCTTCTGGTGCGTCATTAGGTTTGTATGGTACATCACCTGGTGGTAGCATACTAATTACTGTATCATCAAAGTTGATGATGAATAAAGATCGTAGTGCTTGAGTGTTATACTCTTTCAACAATGCAATCTTTTCTTTCTTTGTCTTTGCGTTGGATACTTTTTGTAGTACCTCATGCATCAGAAGTTTCATCTATTTCATCCTCATTAATAAATTTTACTGATAGTAGTTGTTCATTGATCATCATGCCATTTTCATCATACATTTCTGGGTGATATCCTACCTCATCTCTAGACCACATGTAATCATGTGCAAAATCTTTTGCTGTCCAACCAACAATGACTCCCACACATAAAAACAAAAAAGATAATGTAGCCGAGAAAAAAAGAATTGTAGTATCTGTCATTGTACTTCTCCAGTTATGATGGTGTGTTCTTCTCCCATCTCAGATCAATTACAAAATAATAATTGCGTCTGAACAGAGAGAACGCTTTGTTAAAACCAAAACCTTTCTTAGGTATGGGGTCTTTCTTCTTCCTCCTAAGCATTAATTCTATACCTTTATTTATAGACAGATCTGGAGGGTTACTTTTCTTTGGCACTTATCAATCCCTTTTTCAATAGAACTTTAGCAGTCTCAACTAGACCACCAATAGGTTCACCATCCATTATAACATACGGATATCCTTTAGCATCAGGATACTTTTCTATAAATGCTTTATCTGTTTTGTCAACCTTAACCTCATTGTATGTAAGTTTCGCTCTCTCCATAAGAAGTTTCATTTGTTCACAATAGAAACAACCTTCAGTTGAATAGACTGTGATATTATTACCGAAGACTCTTTCTTCTGGTTCTAAATTTCCATGCATAAAAAAATGGGTGGTATTACCCACCCATCTTATCAGATTTTTAGTTGTGTGTCAACCAACTGAAGGAGCAACGAGTGCAACTTCAGATGTCTCAGCAGCAGCAAGATCAAGTGGGAAGTTGTGTGCATTTCTTTCATGCATAACTTCCATACCTAAGTTTGCTCTGTTAAGAACGTCACCCCATGTAGGAACAACCTTACCAGATGCATCAACAACCGACTGGTTGAAGTTGAATCCATTGAGGTTGAATGCCATTGTACAGATACCCATAGAGGTTAA